ATTGTTCATCTTTGCCTTCAATTACTTCTTTGAATTCTTTCTGTTCTTTCTCGTACAATGCAACTAAGAGAGGAATATGGTTTGCCAATGGATTGTAATTATTACAAATGGACATTACCTGTTTTGTAAATTTATCATCATTTTTTATTTCATCTTCCATCCATTGATCGACTAGACCATCTATCTCGCCGCCAGCCTCAAGCAACTTCTCTTTCATTATATCTTGTATAGAAGGACGATTGGGTTTGTCTTTTGCTTTTTCTTCTTTGACTTGGGCAATCTTCTCACCCTTCTCCATCCATTCTTCTTTTACTTTTACAATGTGATCAGTATGCGCCTGTGGCATATACCCAACTTTATCACTAAACCAAACTGAATTTGCAAGAGAGTTAAAGTTCCAATCTGGATTTCGTAAGATAATTTCTCTGTCTTCATCAGTCCAAGGTGAGTCTTTTTTGATCCAAGTTTTTGCTCGTTGCATTCTTTTCTTGTCGCCGATCTCAGTACGAATAAAATATTGGCAATCTTGGAACGCTTTCTCTTGTTCCGTAGCATCAGTAATATCCTTATACATTTCCCATTTAGGTTCGGGTGTTAAGTAAACTGTCTTTTGCTTTCTTTTAGCCATTTGTACTCCGATTGATTTATAGTTTGTACTTAGTGATGCGATTATACATTAAATATTTTTTAAACGCAACCTATTATTTACCCAATAATTTTCTTACGATAAATATATATATGCCAAGATTATCATTATACCGTCCTGAGAAACAAAACGATTACCGTTTTATGGATAGAAATATCTCCGAACAGTTGACTACTGGTGGGACCGATTTGTATATACACAAGTATTTGGGACCAGAAGATCAGGGACCATCTGCTGATTACACTCAGCCTCAATATGATAAACTTGACCCAACAAACATACAAGACTTGCTATTCTTAGAAAACAGAGATCGCAAGTATGATAAAGATATCTATCGATTACGTGGTCATTACTCTGTACAAAACTTAGACTTTGATCTCAGTCAGTTTGGTTTATTCTTAAGTAATGACATTATTTTTGTTACAGTTCATTATAATGACATGATCGATATCATAGGTAGAAAACTTATGGTCGGTGATGTACTTGAATTACCTCACTTAATAGATTACAATCCTTTAGATACAGAATTACCAGTAGCATTAAAAAGGTTTATGCAAATCACTGATGCAAACTATGCAAGTGAAGGCTTCTCAAGCACATGGTATCCTCATCTGTGGCGTATTAAGTGTGAGCCATTAGTTGATAGCCAAGAGTTCTCAAATATATTAGAGCAACCAGTTAACCTTGATAATTATTTAGGAGACTGGGAAAAGACAAAAGTATATCCGCCAGGATATTCAATGACATTTGGTGATAAAAACTATATTGCCTTACAAGAAGTTCCTGCAGGCGTGAAGCCAGGCGACACTGACCCTGATCCATATTGGCAACTTGATACAGGTGATACACTAAAAGGTATCTTGGGTCGTTACAATGAAAACATCAGAATTAATGATGCTAACTTAAAAGAAGCAGAACGACTTGTTCCTAAATCAGGTTATGATGCAAGTGAACTTTACGTAGTTCCTGGTTACGGTGAATATGAAGCAAATGGCGAGTTGTCTAAAAAGTACAATCAACCAGCACCACCAACAGATGTTCGATCATGGCAACCAGGCAACAATGCACTCAGTGGCAACGGACAAGTTATCACAATGCGTAACAACCAATACAGAAATGATTCTACTGGTATAAAAATATCTAAAGAATTATTAGAGCATATGCAAGGACAACTCAAAGACAAGATTGATATGCAAACAGTCATTGATAAATTTGTACAAGCATCATTGCAAGTTGTAGAGATGACACCCGAGATGTCCTCTACAGGCACAGGCTCAGGGGCAGTAGAAGGAACTAAAGTATTATCAGTTCAGATAACAGGCGCTATTACAGGGCCATATGGTACTGCTGATAACACTTATGCAACAGCAGACCAAGATCCAACAGCGACAGGGTTCACAGGTACGGAACCTTATGGACCAGATACAATGGACTATCGTGCTGACTGTGATCCTCGATTCCAATTTATTGCACGTGCAACTCCAAGAACATATGGATACACAGCAGGTTATATGACAGGCACCGATGTCGCTCCAGATGGCTTACCGACTGGCGCAGGCATATCATTCCCTGCAAACCCACAAGTTGGTAATTATTTCTTAAGAATAGATTACTCTCCCAATCTGCTATATAGATGGGACGGAACAATTTGGGTTAGAATCTCAGAGAATGTAAGAACGACAACTGGATTTGGAGCAACTGATAAATCTCAATTATCTGAGTTCATTAATAACTCAACACTAATTTATAGTGAAAATGAACAAGCCAATGTGGCTTCAGCACAACCATTATCACAAATTTTAAAATTAGCACCAGATGATTTACCACCGAGTGACGGGACTTAACACTTACTATGGCACAATATTTTTACGATAACCAAATTCGCAGATTCTTAATTCAATTTGCAAAAATCTTCAGTAACTGGGAAGTTACAAAAGGTAAGGATCCCAATGGAAATGACATTTTGGTTAGAGTTCCGATCCAGTATGGAGATTCAAGTAGACAAGCATCTACTATTATTGCGAACAACTCAGCATCCAACCTACCCTCTGCTCCGTTGATCACATACTACATCAATGGCCTAGAATACGACCAGAGGCGCACACAGGAGCCCTTCTTCGTAGAAAAGCAACAAGTACGTCAAAGAGCCTACGATAGTGATACAGAGTCTTACAAGACTGTACAAGGGCAGGCATTCACTGTTGAGAAGTTGATGCCCGTTCCCTATACATTGAGACTTAATGTTGATTTTTGGACAACTAACTATCAACAGAAATTAGAAATCATTGAGCAATTGGGTACATTGTTTAATCCAAGTTTAGAAATTCAAAGTACAGATAACTATATCGATTGGACATCATTGACTGTTGTATACCAAGATGGGTTAACATTCTCATCTCGTACTATTCCACAAGGCACAGGTAATCCAATTGATGTAATGAGTTGGAAGTTTTATATTCCTATATGGTTGACAACATCTTCTAAACTTAAAAAGTACGGTGTCATTAATAAAATTATTGCTTCTATTTTTGAGGGCAAAACACAACAAGATATGCAAGATGATGATTTGTTACTGGGTACTCGTCAAAAGATTTCTCCATATGGATACAAGTTATTATACATTGGGAACTCATTGCAACTATTACCAGAAGCATCAACATTCCAAGACACTCCGAACTCTTCACTAGATGTACCTGTCAGTCCAGATACTGATATCTATTGGACAAGTTTGTTAAATGTATACGGTGCATATAGACCTGGTATTTCTCAGGTGTGGTTAGAGAATCCATATATGGAAAATGAGATTGTAGGTACAATCGTTGTTGACCCACTAGATGATAGATACTTAATCTTTAGTGTTGATCCTGACACATTGCCTCAGAACACATTAGAACCAGTTGACAGTGTGATTAACCCTATAATGAATGGACCCAATGCAGGGCTTCCAGGACCGATTGCAAACAAAAGATATTTGATTGTTGATGAAGTAGGAGACGATAGTGTTGCATGGGGTACGATACTTAGTACTACAACTCCACAAGCAATAGAGACAATGATTACAGGTCAGAAGTATATGATTGCTTCTGTCGGTACCACTAACTTTATTCAGTTAGGTGCTACATCAAATACAATTGGAACAGAGTTCATTTACAACACTGTTCAACCATCAGGCAATGGTACAGTTTTACCTATTGTCAAAGGTGGCGCAAATGATATTCTTCAGTTTGATTCAGTGTTAGACAAATGGTATATTGCTTTTGATTCAAGTGAATCAACAACTACAGAATACGTGTTGAATATAACAACACAAGTTCAATATAGATTTGCATCGACTCCTGCAAACAGCGATCACCCAGAGATACCGGCGGCTTGGATGAAGTCATATGAAGGTTACTATGGTGAGGGAGATTACAGTATAGTTATTTAAGGGGTACTAGTTGACCTCATAAATAACTGTATGATAATTGTTAACCAATCTGCTGGTATCTTCTTTTATAGCAAGGCTACTCAGCGTTCATTATATCTTTTAAGAACAGATTCAAAGAATACTAGTTGGTCGATTCCTGGTGGTAAAATCGGTAAGAAAGAAACTCTACTTGAAGGTTTAACAAGAGAGTGTTCAGAAGAAATCGAGTTTGATATCAGTAAATTAAAACTTGTACCTATACAAAAATTCGTTAACAATACATTTGCTTATCACACATTCTTTTGTACAGTAGAAAAAGAGTTTATTCCTAATTTAAACTCAGAGCATTGTGGTTATGCTTGGGTGGGCAATGATAAGTATCCTAAACCGTTACATCCAGGATTATTCACTACTGTAAACATTGATGTTGTAGTAGCAAAAATGCAAATACTAAAAAACTTGTAAAAAAAAGAGGACCGAAGTCCCCTTTTCAACATTTTACTGTTTGGTTTTAGCCATGCATGATCATAGACTCTATGCCTGAGTAGCCTAAGCCACCAAGAACAAAACCTGCACCGATAAGCATCCATCTCCACTTTTCTAATCCAGCAATTTTCTTTGCCATTAAATCATGTGAATCCTGATTAGACTGGTTAAAGTCTAATAGCATTTTGTGAGTTGACGCATTGCCTTCTTTAATTAAATCAGTATTAGTTTTAATATCTGCTTTAACATCCTTTAGGGCGGTATCAAACTTAGTGTCGAGGTTTTTAAATTCGACTTTCAATACAGCAATATCAGTGTCATATTGCTGTAGTTGTTTCTGTGCTTGAGTTTGTGCCATTTAGTTCACCTATCCCTTATGCTGAAGGAAGTGTGATAACTGGTTTTGTTGAACCAGCTAATGGGGAACCAGCGATTGCTTCAAACGTTGCCTGCATTCCAGTCTGATCAGACTGAGTAAGAGGCGAACCAGCATCATTATCGAATGGTAAACCATTAACATCAGAGATAGACTCGATGTAAGTAACGCCTGCATTATCGTATGTTCCTTCAATGCTCATTTCACCTGCAAGTAAATCTGCTTGTGCTTTTTTAACTAAAGTACAAATACCTTGTCTACTACCATCTGCATTGCTTACTAAGTATTTTCTCTTACCTTTTTGACGTTTGATGTAAACTGCTTCATCATTAGAACCAAGTACTGCAACTTCACTCTTTGTGAATGTTGCTACTGCATCTAAGTCTAATTTTTCAATGTTTGCAGTTGATACAACAGTTGTTGAGGTCAATGCTAATGCTGTTCCACTTCTTGTTGCTGAAACACTGAAAGTTGTTCCACTATCAATTGTTTTAACAAAGTAAGTAGTACCTGCTGTTAGTCCACCGATGTCTGCACCAAACCAGATAGGAGCATCTAAATCAAAGTCTGCTGTTGAAGTAACTGTGATTAAGCCTGTACCTGAATCTGAACTTGCTGTTGGAGTTTCTACTACTGCTAATGCATTCACTGTACCTAATGGTACGTTAGCGCCGTTTGATGCATATGATACTGTACCAGTACCTGCTCCAGCGGCTGCCGCTATGAATACTTCACCTAAGTTAGCACCTGTTGCACCCATTGTCTTCCATTGTGCTTCAGTTGTACCAACTGTGTTGTTGATTACATAAGTAACGCCAGTAACTAATGCACCTACTGTGAAAGGTATGTTGTCGCCAGTGAATGAAAGTTGCTCACCTGCTGATACGTTAGTAGTAAAGTCTGCATCTTTGTCACCGTATACATCAGTAGTTGCTGTACTGAACCAGAACTTACCAGGCTGTGATACTGCAACTGCACCAAATGCAGTTAACTGTTTACCTGTTTGTGCAGTGTCTCCACCGACTACGCCCATATCTTGTGGTGTGTCTGATGGGTATCCTTCGTCAACTTGGTTGAAAGATAAGTTAACACTTCCGCCTGTTGTAGTTGTTAATGTTGGTGAGACTTGAGGTTGTACTGAAGGGTCTTTGTTTAATGCAGTAAAAGTCGTTGCATCAATTACTTCTTTTACAAAGTATGTAGTTCCGCCAGTTAATCCACCTACTGTTGAAGCAGGTACAAATCTGTCACCTTGTGTTAATCCAGTAGTAGAATCTACTGTGATTACGTTTGTGGTTGCAGTCGTATCGGATAATACCGCTAATGCTGAAACCTTTGCTATTTTTAATTTATTCGCCATTTTATTTTCTCCTAATAATTATAGTTGACGTTCTAGGTCACACGTTCGGTGGGAATAACACCGCATGAGATTGTTTAAAGAGTTTTCGATAAACGAGAACAATCACATGTATTTATGATTAATTGAAAATTTTGGGGTTTACAGACGACCGACTGCGATCTCAATAATAGATAATTCACTATCTATTTTATCTTCGATTGCTTTACCAAGAACAACACCTGGTTGCATAATAGTAGCAACATGATACCAAGCAGTTGCACCACCTAGACCATCACTTACCATGATATCACCTTTCTGACATGTGCCTGTAACTTTACATGGTACTCGACCTTGCAATGCGACTGCGACTGGGATACCAGAACATGTTGAATTCATTAAGTATGCTGGATTAGTAGATACAATACCAGCAACTCGTTTACTACATTTCTCAACAGAGATGTGAACTTCTTCTCTGCCACCGAAGCATACTACAGTACCTGGTTCATAGGCTTCTTCGCCTTTGTAGTACTCAGCCAAGTCAGCATAAGTTGCTGTAAGACGTGATCCTGATGAGAGTGACCAGTTGCCTGTAATTTCACCTGTTGTACCTGATGCACCTGTTGTTAAGACAGCAGTTTCAACTGTGCCTATATCTGCGGTTCCTGATACGTCTAATGCTGTAAGAGTGCCTGTGCTTGTAATGTTTGGCTGTGCGGCTGTTGTTACAGTACCTGCAGTAGTTGCTGTTGTAGCACTTGATACAGTACCTGATACATTAGCACCTGCGACTGCGTTAGCAGTTGTTGCGAATGCGACTGCTCCACTGACATTGGCGCCAGCGACTGCGTTTGCTGTAGTTGCAAAACTTACAGCACCTGATACATTAGCACCAGCCACTGCGTTAGCAGTTGTTGCAAAAGCAACAGCACCTGAGACATTGCCTCCAGCGACTGCGTTTGCTGTAGATGCGAATGCTACTGCTCCACTTACGTTACCGCCTTGTACATTAGATACATTTCCTGCATCGCCTGATAAGACACCTGAAATATTACCACTTACATTACCCAAGAAAGTTGTTGCAGAAATACTATTAGTAAATGCTGTGTGAGATGCATTTGCTGTAATGCTTTGTGGGCCTAATTCAATAGTTGAACCAGACAAATATAAATCGTTAAATCTGTTTGTGTTATTACCTAAATCATAAGTAACATTTGCTGTTGGTGTAATGCTACCTGATACTCTTAGCAATGTTAAGTTGCCAAGACTTGTAATGTTTGGTTGTGCGGCTGTTGTTAATGAGCCTGTCAGTATACTGAAATCTGCTGTTGCACCAGATACATTACCTGTTGTAACATTTCCAGTTACTGCAAGAGTAGTTAGTGTGCCTACTGATGTGATGTTTGGTTGAGCCGCAGTGTACACTGTACCTGCTACTGCTGAGTTTGAAACGTTTAGATTTGCTACACGTGTAGTAGAGTCTACTGTTATTGGTTGTGAGCCTGTTGCTATGTTTGAATTCAATACAGAAGATGTGACTGACCCAGTAGCATTTAAGTTACCTACGTTTGCATTACCAGTGACTGTCAGTAGTCCTTGACCAGCCGCTCCAGAAGCATCATATGTAAAGTCTGCATCACCTTTAATTAAGTTTGTGTCATTATATAACACTTGTGTATCTGCTGATGTACCTGCACTAGCACCACTGGAAGCACCACCTAATGGAGATACTAATCGTCCGCCTGTACCATACATACTTGCAGATAGTCCAGTCGTTGTTAATACTGAGAATACATTTCCTGCTACACCATTTGCTAATAGTTCGTCTGAAACAGTGACAGAAGTTCCTGATGCTGTCTTAATATAAAATGTATTAGCATTATCTAAGTTTGTTCCAGTTACTGTACCAACAAATCTAACTGGGATATTAAGTGCAAATATATCTGCATCGCCAACAGTTATAACATTGGTTGCAAGTGTAGTAGCAGTAACAGAAGTCTCTGAGAACTCTGTAAATCCAGTTGTGTTTACAGGAGTTGTTAAAGCAAGATCAGAATATATTGTAAAGGTGTTTGATGTTTGAACATCTGCGTAATATGTAGCACCGTTGACTTCTGTCATTCCAGGACAGTTAGTAATAGTAACTGCGGCTCCTGATGTTAATGAGTTATCGTCAGCCGTAGTAACTAGACCAGGATTGGCTTGAGAGATAGATTCAATGAATGCAGTCTCAGTACCTTTTGATGACCAAGATAGATTACCTAGTCCGTCTGTTTCTAAAACATAACCAGTAGAACCACCTGTAATTGTTACATTACTCACAGTTCCTAAATCTACTGTACCACCTGCATCTCCACCAGTGTTAACCCAATTAGTACCATCGTATGCAAGTACTTGGCCAGTACCTATCGTAGCATTTGAGATGTTTAAGTTACCAACTGCGCCATCAAGTTGACTAAAACTAATATTTGAGTAGGCAGTTAAAACTTCGACATTTTCGATTGGTGTTGTTTTACCAATAAAGAGTTGTTTGTTGTCTGATGCCCAGCCGAATTCTGCCTCGTCTAATTGAGGTAAGTCAACCAGATTACCTGATCTTTGCTGAATTTTAGAGATTTGTACAATAGCCATAAGTATAATCTTTTCCCGTGATTATACTTATTTATCATAATTTTTTGCGCCGTAGAAACAACCCAAGCATATAATTCCATAATGCTCGTGCCAGTAATAACTTTCTTTGATTGGGCCCTTACACTTTAGACAAACTTTGTGTAATACTCTTCCAGTTTCTTCAACCATAATTGATGATACTTGTCAAATTCATTACCTTCAATGATAAATTCTTGGTATTCGTTGTCTTTGCTACACATAAAGATAACACCTTTGCGTATCTTTGTGCCATAAACTTCATTGTGAGCATCAGCGTAAGCAGTCATTTGAATAAAATAATCGTCAATCCATTCACGTTTCTTGGGCTTGTTCGTTTGTTTGTGATCCATGATTGCTTCATCGCCTGAATGCACACCAACCAAGTCAGTTGTACCTGCATAGATTCCTGGGAACCACAATGACACTTCAGTTCCCCAATACTCATTGCAG